ACAGCGGCGTCATACTCGTCGTAGCGCCCTAATGTTGATTTTCTTCTGGCTTGGGACTGTCTCCGGTGCTGGTGGCGATGGCAACGAGTGGTGGGTCATCCGCCAACGTCGCCGCAGGATGTCTCGACGCTAGACTTCACTCCGTATCTGTCAGAGTCTTTCCATTTAGGTGTCGCCTCAGTCGGCGCATCAATAAACGCCCGTATCTTCTCTTGATTGCTCGGTGACAAATTAGCATCTCCGCATATCCATTTACTCAGCGTGTCTTTACTGATGCCCGTAGCTAGATGTACGGTATTGATAGTGTGATCCTTGCCCATTACGTCTAGCAATGGACGGACAAGCAGTTTAGACGCATGCTTTTCGGCGGTGGTGAGTGCGATCATGTCAAAATCCTAAAAGGGCCAAGGTGATAAAAAGAACAAACACGCACGCGATAATCGCCAGTATGACGAATAAGATCGTCCACATCAGACTTCCTTTGTTCGCAGAGATTCCAGCTCTTTGCTCCCTTTCGTTTTGGTGCCGTTCTTGCACCGCAAACACCACCATCGTCCGGTTGATGAATCAGTGGCGTGATTCCCGCAATGTGGGCAGATCATTTGATTTTCTCCATCGCCGTGACCCCGACTGCGAGAGCGGCCCATTCGTCTCCGCTAATGCCGTACAGTGGTCCCGGTGCTTTCTTAGTCCCTATCGCCGCCAGTTTCCCTGGCCCGTACATGTCAATTAGCGCCTGCCGTATAGACGCATCATTGGCCTTCATCGAGTGGCATAGGTGCATCTTCACTTCTTTCCGATAAACGAGCATTAAATCCGCTGGACCCGTTGTCTCATAGGCTATCTGTTCAAGTCTCCCAATGTGGCGGCATGTATCGAACACTTCGCTTCCCACTGGCATCCCGTAACAGGCGATCATTTCAATGGCGATTACATCAACTTTCAGCATAGCCAAAGGAAACCATTTACGCATTTCCTCGTTGGTAACATATCCGTGCTCTATTGCCGCGCCGTTTAGCACAACAAACGCCGAGTGCGTATTCCCTGGATCTATCGCTAATATCCTCATCCCTGCCCCCATCCTTCCGCTAAGTCTAATAGCATTTTATTGATATTCGCTCGGTTGGAATCATGAAAATCTATCGCATGATCCCCGCGCTTTTGCTTGATCGCTAAGGCTAGTTCCCATATGGCGATTGTCAGGTTGCGGCGTAACTGTCGGACGAGTTCGGTGCGTTGCGTCATACTCGCATCTCGTAATCTCGGCATTTTATACGCAATTCATCACACGCATTTGTTAACGCTAATGCCGCCTTGATGACATCCTGCCCCTCAAAGTCTGGCCGCTTGCCTAGCGGCGGCTTCCATGCTCCTGTTGGCGTCTTTTCGTAACCAGCGCACTTAAGGGATGCTTCAGCTAATTCTAGCCAATCTTGTAGATTGCAGATAATCTCATATTTAGCGGTATTTTTGACTTGAAGATCCACAAGCTGCGCCTCTAGCTTGTGGATTCGCTCTTTGTATCCGGCGATCACATTGCCGAGTGCCGTCCAATGGTCTGTCATTTGTTCCCTTTAGTTAGTGCCTGCGGACTATTCAATGGCGGGAATGCCAACCCTAGCTTCATCGCTGATTTAGCCGAGCAATTCGTACAGAAGTTTTTAGCGCCTGCGTCTTTGCCACGCTCAGCACAGAGCCGGTACGTTGCGCGTTTGGCGCTGCAATCTGCGCCCTGGCATGGATGCGCTGGGCCGTGTTGGTCGTGGTGGTGAAATTGATAGTGCCACGTCACGACACCCATCCGATCGTGATATGCTGACATAGCCAAATGACAATCCAGCAGAGGGCAATCAGGGCAATCCCGATGATTATGCCGAGCAATTCCTCAAGCATTCTTGGTCCTATCATGGTGTCGCCTTTGTCGTCGCTGACTCAAAGACTGCTTTCAGTTGCTCAGGTGTCCCACATGCGAACACTGCATTCTCAATCTCTTGGGTTATATTGACGCCCGCGTTGTAGATAAGATCAAGCGTTTTTTTCTGCCGGTCCTCAATGGTAAGCGTCTTCTTGGTAGCCGCATCAAGCGGCCTAATGGTTACTGGCGTTTTCTTCCCACGGGTAAGCGTCAGAGGACTAACGATAGCGTTTTTAATGTCGCTCATTCGCGTTATTCGGATACCCCCAACCGCTTCCCCTGCCCATTTAACTGCTGGCTCACAATAGACCTCTACAGATCGGCCAATGTAGCCCTCTCCATCCGCTCCCCATGCTGCCACGAGCACACGCCGCATCCCTTTACTTGGCTTCCACGGTTTCCCGCCGTCGCCTTCGTAGGAGATAGCGACTGGCTGATCTGCTCCACCGGCTTTGATCGCTGTTATCTTTAGAATGCGCGGACCGCCTAAAAGGTCGTCCGCATTCAGTTGGTCTGATTTCGCTTCGATGGTTTTACTTAAATCGATCATGTTAGCCTACCTCAATGTCTGAACCGTCAGCGTGTTGGATATACTCGGCGACTGGCAAGTCTTTTGATTTCATTGTATAGTCGTTTATTATCGCAATGACACGGGCTTCAAAAGCAATGACAGCCTCATTGATTAAAGCGAGCGTCTTAGGGTCTGGATAAACGCGGTGATTATACATCGCCATTCCGTTGCTGTACTGAACAAAATCAATCCATTTACGCTTAGATACCCATAGGCCGAATTGAAGTTGCAACATATACTCGCCAGGGACCGCTTGCGTGCATATCGTTTGCACTTGGTATTTAGCATGGCGGGACTTTATTTCTATCAGCCCATCGGCACCGACTAGACCGTCAGGTGAATAGCCAACGCGGAAACCAAGGTCGGACGACTCAATGAATCCACATTCACATACCTCAGTGTATGTCTTACTGTAAAGTTCTCTTGCGAAAACCTCCTCAGTATGCCCGCGTTCCATTTCAAAACTAACGAATGACTTTTCAACTCGTCCGGTCAAACGTTCCGCTGCTAGTTGATAGGCTAATTTTCTCACGGTGTCATTGTCGGCAATCTTGCCGGTTGGAGTGATTAAAACTCCTGCGGTTGATGCGGTCACAATGCCTCGTCTTAGCTCGTGCCACTCAGGGGCCCCCTGGATGATGTCGTTATAGTAAATTGTGCTCATTTTGCCTCCGTAATGTAATCCAAGATGAACGACCCTGGCGTGATAATGGCGTGATAATGCACAAATTCACTATTTTCCCATGCTGAAAAGCCCACAATAGAGCGCTCTTGTACGCATTCAGACAATTCCTTTTCTAACGACTCCACTATTTTGTCTTGCTCAGCTTTCACATTGAGTGCCTCGCGTAGCTCCTTGGCAATCGCTGATGGCCGGCGTTTAGCCAGTTGCTCAATCGACTTGGCCAGATGCTCTGCGGCTGCGGTTGGCAGGGCCATATCTTCGATGGACATTTTATGTCCGGTGGTGGGAATGGTAACGTGAATCATGGTTTTTCTCCGTGTTAGGGTTGGTTTAGTTGGTTCGTTCGATGTCTTCGTATCGTGCATCTGCACGATCTTCGTGCAGCTTCCTCACGCCATTGGTCCAGTATCTTATCAATGGCATCCAGTGAAATGTCAGAGGCCGCACGTTTCGCAGATGCGATCAAGATAATATCTGCAAGGCTCATATCTTCTACTGCGTCCCGATCCTCGACCTTGCCGCTATTCATCATGCGACTAATTTCTGCCCACAGGTCTTCCGTGTATTCACCAACGCGCATGTCGCTAGCAATGTCTTCGGCAAGTTGTGCAACGGCGCGTTCGTAGTCAGTAGGTTTCATTTTTCCTCCGTGGGCTGGCATCATACCAGCTATTTTTTATTGCAATCGGTGTGTTTATTGACTCATGCTATCGACCAAGTTGGCGACACGTTGCGCGTAATCTTTCGCGGCTTTTTTGTGGATGCCACCAAGTCCGCGATGATACGCTTTACACGCATCTTGCCACGTTTCTGTTCGACCACGAAAGTAGGAATAAACACGTTGGAAGTCCCGGTAGTCCCCGGTGGGAGAGCAACCACGTTCCCTGAGTACAACAGGCAAAATTTGATATTTACCAACTTCGCCCGCTTCCCCCTTTTGCCCTTTGTAGTTTTCGCCTGTTTCAATTTGGGCAATCGCTTTGCTGATCGCGTAGACTGACGGTTCTTGGTCATAGCTGACGGCTCCGATGATGAGGGTGGATAGAAAAAGTGAGCGCATTATGGTCGTGTCCCTTCCGTGGTAAAGGTCCGAAGAACAGTGCAATAAACACGAAACGACTTACCGCACCTGCCGCAATCAATGTCCTCTTCGTCGCCGTCGCCCATGCCGCACTCGGCTGGGTCTTTTTTGTAGCCACAGTGTGGGCAAATTATGGTCAATGTGTCTCGGTGTTCGCTCATGGTCGTGTCCCTTCGTTGATTTGTTTCAGCGTCAGCAATTTAGCCCCTGATTTTACGATTTTTTTTCGGATCGCCCGCAGCCGCTTGCCTAGTTTCGTTTTAGGCTTTGGTTTCACCGTGTCCCTTCGTTGGTGGTAAGTTTCTTCATCTTCAATCTTTCCCGATAATCCCGCCATTGCCGTCTTCGTCTCTCTGTTCGTTCATCGGCACATGGCAATCGTCGCATTCCCGCGCCTCCCGTATTTGGTTTCGGTTGCAGCTCTGGCGGTATCGGCAATCCTGCTAGACGTAGCTTTTTTCTTGCGTACCAGATTGTTTTGAGTTTGGTCATTGGTCGTGGCATCATACGCCTAATTCTTTTTGTCGAGATGTGTGTTTATGGACTCATTGATCATCATCATCATCGTCAACTGGCTCAAGCCCGTATTCTGTTTCCCATTCGATCTCAACAGGCTCTTCTGGGTGGTCTGGGCATACCTCTTCTCCCAGTGCGTCCCAAAGGCGTTCTCCTTTAGGATATTCGCATTTAGCGCAGTATTTTACATTGAACGGCATTTTACCATCCCCTCCGCGTTGCGTTGCGCGTCGGCCATATATCTAGCCAAAACAATGCTATGATGATCTCTTTTATCCTGCCTACTTCTGGTGCCGTCATCCCATGGTTGTTCATAGACATCCGCGTTCTCCATGATGATCCGCAATAGTTGCAATGCCCGATCGCTCATTTCTCCCCCATCGTCTTCGGCTCATTTGGGCATCCGTTTATTTCACGAGTTCCACACAGCCATTCCTTGTCCCGGCTGTCGCCGTAATGCCGGTACCCTTGGCCTTGAGTGAATACGCCTGGATTAGTTCTCGGCCAGTAACATTGATATTTCGGGCAGTCTTTGCACCGAACCTCAACAGAAACCTTGAGTGATTTGTCTCTTATTTTCATTTTACCATCCCCTTAGCGTTGTGTTGCGCGTCGGCTTCGCGTTGTTGTGGTTTCATGGTTGTAATCTCCGGTCTGCTCCGTCTGTTTCGATGACTGCTCCGCCAAGTATTCTTGAAGCGATAGCGGCTCCGAATGTGTCTCGTATCTTTTGCGGTGATAGGTTGCTGGTCCATATCGTCGGCGCACCTTTGCCCCGTCGCTCGTTGGCAAGGTGGTAGATTGCCTCGCGTACCCATTCACTAGGGTCAACCGCTCCGATGTCGTCAACCGCCAGCCAGTAGCGAGAATTGACCCAGCTATCCAATGCTTCGCGGTCATACCTCATCGCTCGGATGTCGCCAACTTCGGTTATGATCTCCAGCCGCTCGGCGTATCTAATCTCTCTGGCGATCGTTTCGCTTGTTGGCTCATCAATGGTATCATAACCCTTGGTGACTCGCTCGCGTTCGATAAACGTTCCGACCAGCTTGCGAAGCGTTGCCATACGCATCCGGTGAGCGATTGCGTACAGCGTCCGCGTCTTGCCTGTTCCTGGTGGGCCTACGATTGCCAACGTCTTGACCCCTGAGCGCAGGATCGAGAGCAGACCATCGCTTATGACCGCGCCGTGGAACTCCTGGGGGATTCCTTGCCAAGTGTCGGCTTCCGTCCACTCCCATGTCTCGCGTTGCTTTGGTGGTTGAATGCGGTCAGCTGGTATCATCTCAGCCATAAGACGATTAAAGTCCTCCCCTAACTTTTTAGGCACAGGTTCCGTGTCATCGTTGGCGGGTTCGTTCCAGGTCATAGTTTCAACTTTATTGTTTTGACGACATCGCCAGGGTTAGCTTGCCCACGGGAGGCGGTTAGAGTCGATTCTACGCGGTCGGGCCAGCGTTCGGTAGCTAGGACACCCTTTGCCGCTGAAAGTGCGCTATTGAGGCTGTAATGGTCCACCAATGCCTTCCATGCGGTCCAGTTGTCGCGTCCGATCTTGCAGGATGCGGCTATCAAAGCCCTTGCCCATGCTTGATGCTTTTCGTGCATCTGCCAATGGTCGGCGTCTGACGGTGGCTTAGGGTCGAGTTTAGTAGGGGTGCAAATGTCTAGCTCTGCGAGGCGTGCGCGTTCTTGCTCGTTTACGGATTCACGATTAGAGTTTAGAGATAAAGGATTAACGATTAACGATTGGTTCGAGGAATTACCGTTTTTTACCGAAGAGTCTTCGATGTGTGTTCGAGGTATCTTCGATGTATCTTTGGACGGTTGTGCTGTCCCTGTCTTTTCTTTCCTTACTTTCGCTGACTTCTTGCCGCCGTCTGACTTGGCAAGCTGAAAGCCCTGCGCTTCTGCCAGCGATGACGCGCCGATACGAAACCCATCAGCGCCAGGGCCATCTTGCCAGCGACTTGCTGCCCCTCTCAGCCCATAACGAAACCCGCGCAGCCATTCAGCAAGGGCGGCGTCTCCCTCTAAGAACTCAAGCGAGGCAGCCATATCATCAAGATTTAATCGTACTGAAAAGATTCGTTTCATTTAGCAGCGCCATTCAATGGCATATCACCACCACGCAACGATCTTGCAGCCAGAGCCGGAACTCTGATTATCGTTGAATGATGGTGATGTGCGATTGAATGGTGCATGATTCCGGCTTTTCTGTCGTTACGGGTGCAAGACCGCTGGCGACGTTTCAGATACTACAGGCATTTCGCATTGGTCAAGTGCCGCTGTTACTGCGATTGGCAGGGGTTCCCCATTGCTCGGCCATTGCGTCCGCTATGCCTTGATATGTCTTGCTCCGGTACTTCCATGTATCCGGCCCATTCCAAGGAAGTATCTTGCCGTTTTCATCCCTCACCACGTTCTGGCCACTGTCGTCTTGGTTGGACCATCGCTCCTTTCCATCGACCATCCTGCCGGGAACGCGTGAGCTACCAACCAGCCTTGGCAAGCCATTGAGCCATAGGCATGTTTTCTTGCTCGCGTCGTGTCCAAAGTCATATGGCTGGACAATTTGATCCGGCTTGCGATACCGCGACGACATGCAGCTAACCGGGTTTTCTATGGCCCACTTGCATGTAAGCTTGGTGAACTCAAGGAAAAATCCTGCGCCAGCTTCAGTCATGGCCGCGCGCTCTGGGCGCCTCTTATTCCAATGCAGACCGCTAACTGATAGGTATGTGCATGGCGGGTGCGCGATCACCAGATCCCAGCCCATGCCTAAGTATCCTAAACAATCGCCCTTTAGGTGATGTTGGCTGCCGTCATCTGCATCCTGCAAATCACACGACCAAGCATCGTGTCCTCGCTTTCGGAATGCCTCACGTACACGCCCGGAATACTCACAAGCAACTAAAACTCTCATCGTGTTTCTTTCGTGGTTAGCTGTTACTGCGATTGGCAGGGGGTGTGGGTGGATTGATCCCAAGTAATTCCCTAAGCCCTGGCGTACTTAACGGTATTTCCTCCGTTTTGATGTAATGCCGTGTTACAACACCAGCATCAATCGAAGTCTCGCTTGCGACATAGAGACGAGTAGCCCCTTTGTCGTTTTCCATTCCGATTAAATGCGCTCTTTCGGGGAAGGAGTCGAATAGCAATAGGTCAGCGAGTATCTTGGTGGGGTTTTTGGCAATTCTCATCGTGGTCTTTCGTGGTTAGGTGTTGCTGCGATTGGCAGGGGGTTAGAACGGGTTAGGGATCTCTCGTACCTTGATCGCATAATCGACTTCGGGCTTATCTTTTTGCGTCTCGGCCTCGTCGCAATGCGGACATTGACGTTCGTAGCGCGTGACCCATCCGGCCACCATTTCTTGGTCGATCTGCTTCCATTGGCCGAAGTCATGGAGGCATCCATTCTGGATACAGACGATCCGCCTATATCTTTCAGCGTCCATCTCGCTGAGTACACGATCCTTTTCGACCTCGTACCATGCGTAAATGCGGTCGATGTTTTTGCGTGTGTGTTTGGTTAGATAGCTGTCGGTCATCGTGTTCTTTCGTGGTTAGGGTTACTGCGATTGGCAGGGGCTGAGTTATCCGGGATTTCCGGATGACTTGGATATGGCTTTCAATGCGGCGAGACAGATCGCGTGGGGCAATGTAGCGGCACTTGCTTCCCATATTGGCTCATCGTTGACGTAACTGCCAACAACCCATTCGCCTTCATAGAAAGCTATCTCAAAGTTATCCGCGTGCTTTAGTTTCTCCACGACTTCCCAAGCGTCGGCTATACTTTGTGACGGACTCCACTCATTCATGGTAATTCCTGGCCTTTGAATGATCTGATGCCCTGCGTAATGGATGATTCCCCACCCCATCACTTTTGTTGCGATCAAGGCGTCTAGTTCTGGTCCTGGTGGTAGATCGGTCATTTGCCTGTCTCGATTATCGGTGGCATGGCGTTGAGGATTGCGGCGATCTTAGCCATCTCCCGCGTGTCTGACACGCTACGACAGGTAGCGGATAATTGTGGCATACGGCCTAGTGAATCGGTGATGTGCATTTGAACGGTGAGCGGCAGACCATTGCATCGCTCGGTAAAAAAGCCTGTGCCGGATAGGGTGAAGCGTGCATCGGTGGTCATAGGATTAGCCCCAAGGTTAGGCCAGCCACGCACGCGATGAGCGCGATAGGGCCGAGGTTTTGAATGAGGAATGATTCGATCATATTAATTTGACTCCTGCGTACCAATAGCCCAGCGCAAAGGCACCGGCTACAGTGATGAAAAATGCGGTGATGACGAGGACTACGCCGACAATGGCGAGGTCGTGATGGTCGTCTGGCTCGTTCATTTGGTGTTCCTTGGTTCTTCGCGGGATGCTGGGAATCGATCGCTCCACATGATGACAAGCCCGCGCCAGGAAACCTCTGCGCGTGGCATGGGGAGGCGGTTGAGCTTGGCCTTGAGTCGCTTATGCTTGCGTGCCAGGATGGCTAAGGCGACTTCGGCAGCGTCATGCGTGGCAATCATAGCGGTCCTTCATGGGTTTTTATGAACCATTCAATGATTGAGTCGAGTAATGCGCCCTGGGAAAGGTCTACGTCTTGCGCCATTTCTTCGATGGCAGCGGCGGTTTCTGGTTTTAGGCGGTAGGATCTAATTACTCGGAGTTGATTGGGAGGGAGTCGGGGCGGTGTCATTGCGCGTTTTCCAGTTCAGTGATGCGGGCTTTCCAGGCTGACACTTTTACCTGCAAGACCCCAAGCATAAAATAGGTCGGCATTTTCTCATCAAACGCATCGCCGAGCATGAATTTAAGGGCATCCCGAAGCGTGTCGTAGTTGGTCATTCCCGTGTTCATGGCGCTACCTTTCGGAGCTGACGGTTGGTGTGGATGAGGCTCCGTTGGGGTGTGGATGTGGGGTTAGTGAGAGAAGCTGGTACCGATTTCATCAAGTTGCTGGCACACTGGAAAAGGCCAACGTCTGCGAGATTGGCCGCATCCCTTGCTCGGTAGTCGTCATAAGCGAGGAGTGAACGCTGATGAGCGACCACCGAGCTGAGAGCAAAGCTCTTGAGAATCACAGGGCGGTCAGCAGCGCCAAAGAAGACACCAAACTTCCAACGGCACAAGATAAATGCCTCGGCAGTGGGGAGAGGGCCGAAGCGTACATCTCTTGCACGAGCGACGGCAGAATAAGGCGGTGCGGTGATGCGTGTGGCGAGTAGTTGGCGATTCATTTTGTTTTCCTTGGCTGGGGTGATAGGGAGCTGATTGGTGGGAAGTCGGGGAGGGGTCATAGTCCCGATAACCCCGATATGATGGCGGATATGTTCACGGATTAAATCCCTCCGCACTTGGGCATGATGTCCTTGGCGTAGGCCGGAAACTCATTCCCGGCAATGTCCATCACATAAATGACACCGGCCCTGATATTTGCCCCGGTGTTGGCTCGGTGCTGAGGGAACACGGTGATGGTTCCGCGCTTGGTTTTGAGTTCGTAGTGGGTAACTGGGCGAGCGGTGATGGTCATTTTGTTTTCCTTGGCTGGGGTTATGGGGATCTTTTTATTGAGCGTAATACAGATGTCAATGGCCAATTTTATTCCCCTTTTCTTTTTTTGCTTCACGTAGTTTCTTTTTGTATTTTTTAACGTCTTCACGGTGGCACTGCACGCAATATCTATAGCCCCGCTTATCTCTGGCTTCAGTCCTTTCGTGGCCATTTTTACAGGTGGTTTCGTGCCTTGGGTTTTGTGCCAGTAGCGCCCTTCTGTTGTTTTCTGCTTGCGTGACCGGCTCTAGGTGGTTTGGGTTGACGCAACAACGAACGCGGCACAGGTGGTCAAGATGAAGATGCGCAGGGATTACGTCTACAAAGTGAGTATAAGAAGCTCGGTGAGCAGAATAAAATTTACCATTTATTGATATCTGACCGTATCCATGTGTATTTAGAGACCTATTCCATAACCAGCAGTCGGTCACAAAATCGACTATTACACTTGATGAGATCCGCTCCGTTTTGAATTGTGGGATAGTGATCCCTTGACGCCTCTTCATTACATGCCTCCTGGTTGGTTATGTGCGGTAACATATCCAACGCTGAGATAAAACAACCAAGCCGACCGATGCGGCCCGTCTAATGGCCTGTCTATCAATTCGGAGATCGGGGCGGGCGCTCGCGTTGGCACGGTAGCCGTACTCGGTTTAGGCTGGGAGGAACGGCGTGGGCTTTATTCACCGTAGTCTGATCGCTTCACGCGGTGGTTATTCAACGAGAACGGCAGCATCTTTTTGGTCGTGTATGCTTCTGGACGCAAGTAATCGTTCCGGTATTTAGCAATGACCTTAGCGCACTTAACGCAGTATTCGGCAGACAGCAGCATTTGAGAGCCACAACCAAGGCATTCTAATTCTATGGACGCAATAGAGGGTGAGGTTTTCATGAGATAATCCAGTTAAGGTCGTTGCAGTACGGCCAAGGGCGCGTGTGCGGAAGCACCGCTTTCTCACTTCTAGGCGAGTAATCAAGTATTACCTTGTATTACCGGCTTAGCGTTGTTGCTATTTGGTGAGGAGTTGGTAGATGGGGGAAGGAAAACGAGGTTGATATGGTAGAAAAGAATAAGGGCGGACGGCCAACGCTGTACACAACGGAACTAGCGGACCGCATTTGTGAGCAGATAGCTTTAGGCCGTGCTGTGATAAGCATTTGTAAAGAGGACTGGTGTGTTGATAATGACACAATTTATCACTGGATTGCCAGAAACACAGAGTTTGCCGACAAATACGCGAAAGCCAAGGAGTCGAGCGCGTTAGTTCACGCTGAAAAGATCGTCACTATTCCAGACGAAGAGCCAGAGCGTGATGAGCAAGGCAAGATTGATCCTGCATGGGTAAACCTCCAGCGTTTGCGCGTTGATGCTCGCAAGTGGACGGCTTCAAAATTACAGCCCAAGAAATACGGCGATAAGCAATTCACCGAGCATTCCGGCACGCTGTCCCTTGAGCAATTGATGGCGCAGACGGTAGCGCCGAAGAAGGAAGAGGATCGGTCGTGATCGTTGACGACTATAAAATAGAGACGTTGGCGATCCTTCGCAAGCATAAGCCGGAAGCGTTCGCCCATTTGTCAGATGCGGAGCTGGCCATATTATACGCTTTCGCTTCCGAGGACCATTATTGCGCGGGATGGATGGGGATGCAGGACGAGCCAGGGTGTTGCGATTGGTTTACGGAATACCTCGAAAACTATCAATGAGCCTCGTTGTTGATCGCCTCCGAGCATGGAAAGCTGACCCCGTTCTATTCGTGCGCGAGAACTTCAAGGTTGAGCCGGATCTATGGCAGCTTGATGCGCTGAATGCGTTGATGAAACCGGACAAGGATGGTGTCAGTCGATTAGCGATGAAAGCTTGCGCTGGTCCTGGTAAAAGCGCTGTTCTCGCGTGGGTTGGTTGGTGGTTTCTTTCGTGCTGGGGCGATATTGGCGACCATCCCAAGGGAGTCGCAACCAGCACAACCGGCAAGAATCTTGAGGACAATCTGTGGCCTGAGCTTGCGAAGTGGCAACAGAGATCGCCATACCTCAAGGCAATGTTTGCCCATCAAGCTGAGTCGATATTCGCCAAGGATCACCCTGATACGTGGTTTTTGTCCGCTCGCTCATTTGCTAAGGCTGCAAACGCAGAAGAGCAAGGCCGCGTGTTGTCTGGTACGCATTCTGGCTTTGTGTTTTTCTTGATCGATGAATCCGGCGACATCAATCCATCCGTTGGCCGAGCCGCTGAGCAAGGTATGGGCGGCGTTCGGCGTGGCATGATCGCACAAGCTGGCAATCCTACCTCACTTGATGGGCTTCTGTACGATTCCACGGTATCTGACCGCGCTAAGTGGTCGGTTATCGAGATTACGGCAGACCCGGATGACCCGAAGCGAACTCCGCGAGTATCAGCGGCGTGGGCGCAAGACCAGATCAATAAGTACGGGCGCGATAATCCTTGGTTGATGTCGTATGTGCTGGGCAAGTTCCCCCCTGGTGGTGTCAATACACTGATGGGAGTCGAGGAAGTGACCGCCGCGCTCGGTCGACATATTCGCTTAGATCGCTATTCCTTTGCTCCTAAGGTCATCGGCGTTGACGTGGCACGCTTTGGCGATGATCGGACCTGTATCTTCCGCCGCCAAGGGCTTGCTTCGTGGGAGCCTGACATCCTGCGCAATGCACGGTCTGAGGACATAGCGGCACGGGTTGCAGTCATGGCGCGTCAACGCAAGACGATGGATAACCCTGCGTGGGAAGCTGATGCCATCATGGTTGACGGCACTGGTGGATATGGTGCCGGGGCTGTTGACGCATTACGTTTGGCCAATTGGGAACCGATCGAAGTTCAATTCGCAGGCAAGGCAAGTGACAGGAAATTCGGGAACAAACGGTGTGAGATATGGTGGAAGCTGAAAGAGTGGATACAGGACGGCGGGTGTCTGCCGAATATCCCCGATCTATTGCGAGAACTCACTGCACCCAAGTATTTCATGAAGGGCGGCATGCTTTGGATCGAGGAAAAGGAGCAGATCAAGAAACGATTGGGCTTTTCGCCTGACCTTGCAGACGCCTTAGCCTGCACATTTTCCGTTGAAATCGCCCCGAAGTCCCTCAATGTAGCACGTCAACAGTTGGCCGTTCCTACTTCACAGCAGAAGTATGACCCGCTGAGAAAACGAGGATAACTATGATAACCGACTCAAATAAGACAATTTTAGAACACCTAAGGGCTGGCTTCGTCATCCAGGTTGTTGATGACGCTTTAGATATGTGCGGCCTAGTGCTCCAGCAGTCAGATAGCCCCTATGGCCCATGGCGCAAGTGCGAAAAGATAACCAAGCGTTATGTACGAGCAGCGATGGCACGAAGAAAACGAGGATAACATGAGCGACCACCAAATAGCATGGGCCGACGACCGTTCATCATGGCCGCAATGGGTCAAGGAGTACGAGAAGCTGAGCGGGACTGAGCTTGAGATATACCGTCTAGAAAAGCCGTGCTATGCGGAAATGGCCGACAGGCTTATTGGCGCAGTCCCAACTAATGGCAAGCCTGAGCCTCTTATTTGTGTAACGCGAGACGGCAATAAGTATAGTTTTGACGGTCCTCCAAACATGCCGGAGACAAACTCACACCGTGCATGTATGCGCTTCGGTGTTGGCCATGGCCCTTGCCACGTTGATTTCCAATGGGATGGCAAGCGTTATGTAGAAGTCGCATGTCGTAGGCTGTGATCATCCAGCGCATCAACCTAAGCGGACCACTCTGGGACGAATTACAGCCGCTCATCCAAGCCAACGCACAAGTTACCGGCAATTACCCGCTGCGTGACGACAAGTGGATGATCCAATCACTTGGCCTCAAGACGTGGGCCATTCGTGACGACAAGAAGCTGGTTGGCTATTGCTCACATCTTGTCGCTGATCATCCGATCTATTCGCAAGTGTGGGCGTCATGCTTTGCGATCTACCTATTGCCATCACATCGCGGGCACGCTCGCAGGTTTATCTTGCGCATTGAGCGCGATCTTGCGAGCTATGGCGTTGACCATGTGACCTATTCATCACAGCAAGGCTCGCCGTTTTGGGAGTTCATGACCACTGAGCGCATGGGGTACCAGACAGAGGAGATCGTGGTGGGCAAGCGGTTGACTGTGATGATCGATTGATATGGTTTTATCAGCGGCGAAGGCGTAGAATTACGCTCTGATTCCGCTAAACGCGAAACCCAACCGCATGCGATAACGGCGGGAACGCTAATCAGATGCAAGATTGAGTCCAAAGGGCTGTGACACGGCCAGCCACGATCTTGCTAGCACTGGTGATGCGGGGAGAGCTGACTACTTAGCACAACGCAACCACCTTAGCGGGTGG